GTAAAACCGAGCCGAACCATTCCATGATGATGTCTACACAAGACGATCAAAGGAGAATAATCAACATGATTAGTGTGGCGGAGGAGGTATCTGGGTTCGATACCGTGTCCGCGGGAGACAAAGCTCACCCGGCCGAAGCCGCTACACAAAATTTGGGCCCCTCACGGGCCTCAGGAGTTCATGAGCCTCCTGTCCCCGACGACGCTGTCGTCGGGGAGATCGCTGCCGCCAATCAACTATTGGTGGCGAGCGAGAGAGCTCGGGCGCTGCTCCGTGGATTGGTTTTCATCTTGGACCACCACGGAGCCCCTCAGGCTGTACTCGACAGCTTCAGGACCCAGGCTATGGCTTATCTGACGTGTTCAGAAGAAGCCATCTACTTCAAGAGAGCAAAGTACCTTACTGTTGCTCCCATGGCGAGATATCTCCGGTGTGATGCACCAAAGTCTCCCGATAAGGCGTTCGCGCCCATCGGCCAGTACAGAAACTGGGCCAACTCACGACTACGTGTCTTTTGTGTCAAGAATACTCATCTGTGGTACTCTTTTCTGCAAGGCAAGCGATGCGCTGCCCCTGCCTCCGAGGAATTGGTATTAACCACCTACAGAGAGCACAGAGAAGCAATGGATCAGGATGACCCAATTACAGACACAACACATGATCGTGTGATGAAGGATTTGAAGCCTGTCCTGAAAAAGGTCAGACAGACTCTTCGGCAAGTTTACTCGACTGCCGGACGGGAGGCCGATTGGCTCACTCCCGAGGAAACCTCCCATAGCGCGTCAACGCGGGCCTGTTGGGAGGCGAGTCGTGCCAAAGGTGGACAACTGGGTTCAATAATGCGAACATTACCCAGGATCCAGGCAGCTAATCCCAAGAACCACGTTGCTAGCTCAGTCGGGAGACTCAATCCTGATCTCGTTTGCATGACTTTCTACCCTCGGGCGATTGTCGGACGTGTGGAGCTCAACGTCATCATCGAGATTTACGCATACCCTGATGGGGAGCGTGAATGGTACGATCATCTGCGTCGCACTAACGTGATGTATGCGCAGGAACAGCGCGTGCTGAAGGCCACCATCCAGGCGGTCCTAGAACCCTTGAAGGTCCGTGTGATCTCAAAAGGAAATGCAGCACCCTACTATGCTTCCAAAAGGCTCCAGAAAGCTTTGCATGGTGTCCTGCGCGGGATGGATTGTTTCCGTTTGATTGGGGCTCCGCTCCAGACAACAGATCTCTTCGACTTGGCCGTCAACCCTGTCCTTACGGGTGACGGACCGCTTGAGTGGTTCAGCATTGACTACTCGGCGGCTACAGACAAGCTGTCTGCGAGGTTGTCCGCCTCCATCCTCAACTACTTGATTGAGGGACAGGATCCTGCCATGTGCAACATGTGGCGGTCCGTGCTCGCACCCCATATGTGCGAATATCCATTCCCGTTTTCGGAAGATGTGCTGCCAGTGCAACAACGAAATGGGCAATTAATGGGTTCGATCCTTTCGTTCCCAATCCTCTGCTTGGCTAACCTTGGTCTTTACCTAAGTGTCATTCGTGAGGATCCGCGACCTCTTGCGGATAAATTGAAGGGAGTCCTTGTGAACGGCGACGACATGTTGTACGTTGCGCCTCAATCCCTTTGGAGTAAGCACGTGGAGTTAGGTGCTGCCGTTGGGCTCTCCATGAGTCCTGGTAAAGCATACCACCATCCTGTTTATGCCAATGCCAATTCGGCATGCTACCACTTCGACCTCAGACGGTTCCTTTACTCTGAGCGTTTCGAGGATACTGATCTCCGGAAAGGGAGGGCCCGCCCCGCGGGAACTTCCTGGTGGACGGTTATGCGCCACTCTTCCACACCTAAATACATTCCGTTTCTGAATGTTGGACTGTTCTTCGGACAGAACAAGGTGATGGGGGGACATGGTGATGATGTCATTGGTTTAGACGAGGATGAAAAGTCTTATGTCACCGTGATTAACCGTATCCTTGATGGAGCCCTGCCTGGGAAGGGTAAGGACGTTATGGCTCAATATCTGACGAGGTTCAGTACTGAGATTAAGGCCGAGTGCCGGGGTCGTAACATGTTCTTGCCCATCAGTCTTGGTGGCATGGGTGTCACACCACCTGAAGGTTTCAGGTTCAAGGTGACCGCTCCACAGCGATTACTTGCTCGGGCGATCTTTGACGACTCACCGTATGGTGTCGTCTCAGCACTACCCCTGGAGGAACAACACCTTCAAGCCTCACTCAAAGAGGCTCCCCAACCGGTCACAGCCCCCTGGCTGTCCGGTGCACCGTGCGATGGCGGCTTCGAACCGGAGCCCCGTCGTGAGCTGACCCCTGTGAAGCTCGCCGACAAGTTCAAGTCCCTTCTGTCTCGTACAGATATGGGAAAGGGCGAATTGGTGACTAGTAACGGGCGGACTTACCGTTTGATGTCTGACAAGATGTTGCGGTTTGAGTTCCGTCTGACGGCAGCTCGCCGACCTGGGACGAAGTACCAGGCCCGGCATCCTGTGCTGGGGCGTTTCCATAGGGATATGGAACGTGACACTTTCAAATCCAACATTGACCTGGTAGTCGAAGAGGAGGGGAACACTATACTGTTTGGTGTCCCTGAGCCGTCTGACTATCTCGCGATTGAGGCTCTGTCGCTGGACTTCCCCAGAACGTTCACTGACATCGAGATCTCACACGATTGGGCCAATGATCCCACGTTCAACGTCCGAATCCATCGAATCGAGGTGGATGACGAGGTTCAGGCTTGCCCAGCCTGACCTCACGTTGGTTGTTGGCAACTCAACCAAAGTTGTATGTCCGCAGGCATTGATCTTGCGGGGCGCCGGGGTTCTGGGCGCATTATAAATACAGACATGGAAAGGCGAAAACTCAAGCTCTTCTCTCCGCAGCATTTTGAGCTGCTCATGCGGTCCATGCATCCACC